TACAAACAATAATATTTAAAGAAAATGAACTTCACAAAAGAACTGGCCGAATTGAAAACCAGCTTTTCGGCATTGACAGAAGAATTAAAAATGCGCTTTACTGCTGAGGCAGAACCAGCAGCCGAATCAAAAGCGTTTGGCGAAGCCACTTTGGTTGACGGCACAATCGTAGCATTCGAAGGCGACGCACCTGCAATCGGTGGCGCACTTATGGTAATCAGCCCCGAGGGCGAAGTACCTGCACCTGACGGCACTCACGAAACCACAGACGGGCAGTTAATTTCAACCGAGGGTGGTATCATTACCGAAATCGAAATCAAAGAAATGGAAGTCGAAGAAGAGGCAGCCGCACAATTTGCAAGCCTTGAAGTATTCGAAGCCTACCGCACAAGTGTAGAAGACCGCCTGAGCAGCATCGAAAAGAACCTGATTGCAATGCTGGGCAAGGTAGAAGAAACTTTCAGTGTGTTTGAAAAGTTTGCAAACCAAACCCCCGAGCCTGCTGCACCGCAGTTTGGTCACAAAAAAGTAGAAAAAGACAGCGCATTAAGTGCTTTCGCATCCTCATTCAAAAACCTTAAAAAATAAAATAAAATGGCATTTGTTGTTTCAGGTCTTACCGACTACACCAAAGAGGTAAAAACCGACCTACTCGTAAAATCAATGTTCAGCGGTAAAACTGCATCTTTGTTGCAGGGTGCTGGACAAGTTGTTCCCGGAATTAAGAGTGCAGAAATCCTGCCCTTGCTTTATTCTGATGTGTTTTTTCAAACTGACGGATGCGGTTACACTGCATCAGGCAGCACCACAATTAGCAAAAGAACCCTGACCGTTGGTAAAATCAAAATCGAAGAAACTTTGTGTCCTAAAACACTTGAAACAAAGTACACTCAAATTGGTTTGGCCGCTGGTTCACCCGTTGACCTTGGCGTGTTCCAAGAGCAAATCGGAAACGAAAAGGCTGCAAAAGTAGCTGAGGCTCTTGAAACTTCAATTTGGCAGGGCGACTCAACTGGAGGTGCTGGCAACCTTGGTTTCTTTGACGGCTTCTTAACTATCCTTGGCGACCTCGGTTTTGGAGGTGCTGGCGATCCTATCGAAGGCAACCCCACAACTGGCGGTGGTTACACTCAGTTGACTTCTTTGACTTCTTCAAACATTGATGAAGCCATTGCAAAGATTTACAGCCTTATCCCTGCTGGCGTAATTGGAAAGCCTGATGTGTTTATCGCTATGGGTGTTGACACTTATAGAACCTACCGCGCTTGGTTAGTATCTGCCAACTTGTTCCACTACGACGCTGTTGAAGCAACTGCAATGGAAATTGTTGATCCTATCAGCGGCATCAAAATTTATGGTCTGCATGGAATGAATGGCACTAACAAAATTGTTGCCGGACGCTGGAGCAACTTCTTCATCGGTACTGACATGATGAACGAAGAAGAAGATTGGAAAATGTGGTATTCTCAGGATAACGACGAGGTTCGCTTTCGCGCTTCAATGAAGTACGGAACGCAAATCGCGTACTGCGAAGAAGTAGTTTATTTCAAACTTCCATAATTAACGAAATAGAAATTTAAACCCGGGGGGTGGGGAACAACCCTACCCCCTTTTAATTTAAAAAAAACAGATGTGTATATTAACTACCGGATTTACTCTTGATTGTAAAACACAATCAGCCGGAATAAAATCAATTTACCTTGTGGAATTTTCTGCTAAATCCACACTGACAAAAAGCAGCGGTGAAGTTTCTGCCCACACCCTGAACAGCCCCAAGGTTTATTTCAAGTACGAACTTGAAAAGGAAACCACCGCTATGACTTGGCGTACAATTCCTTCAACTGAAAATGGCACGGTGTTTTACGAAGCCGAAGTAAATGCAAGGTTGCACAAAGTAACCACCGCCCAAAGAAACGAAATCAAATTGCTGGCTCAAAATAGAATGCTGTTGATTGTACTTGATGCAGAGGGTAACTACTGGCTGCTGGGTGCTGATTATGGCGTTCAGTTGCAGCAAAGCGAACACAACTTTGGTCAGGCGTTTGGCGACTTCAAAGGTCATGTGTTGAATTTCTTGCATAAAGAAACCGACCTGCCTTTGAAAGTTCAGTCGGCTGTTGTAACTTCGCTGGGTCTTTCATAAGTATTTGTTCATAGTATTTGCAAGGGGGTGGCTTCGGCTGCCCCTTTTTTTTAAAAAAAAACTTGCACAATTAAAATTTAGGTTATATGTTTGCATTACATAAGTAAATAAAATTTATTTATTCCATCAAGGGCGGTGCTTTAATTAGTGCCGCCCTTGTTTTTTTGCACACTTTGAAAATGGGTACATTTAGGGTTGATGCTCTACATTACTAAGGGTCAAAGCAATTCAGTAATCATTACTGGCCGGGAAAAGGTTACAATTACCTCGCCCGTTTATTTGTTGGTTTTTGACTCGCAGGTAAGCTATGACCAAAAGGCATTTATCGTGGCCGACAGCAGCACACACCCGGCAAGGTTTCAAGAGTTCACATTTACCGAGGGCAGCACAGCGGCTAAAACCCTGCCGATTGGCACACATTATTGGAGGTTGTTCGCACAAACCAGTCCCACTAATTTAGACCCTGATTTAGCAAATGAAGAAATCGACCGGGGTATAGCCGAAGTAAGCACATCACACACGAATTTTAATGACCACGAGGTCAACACCACTATAAAACAGCACCACATCGGATGAGTTTTGAACTACTAAAAATCACATTTGCGGAGTCTAAGCTGCCCAAATTTAAGGAGCAGAAACAAAAAGGCTTCGTTACATACGGGGAAAAAAACGACTTTCCCGATACATTACTCGAATTTTACAAACGCAGCCCAAAACACGGGGCTATCGTAAAGCAAAAAGCAAGGTTTACGGCTGGCAGTGAGTGTGTAATCGAAGGCAATCAGGCGGCTTTGAAGTTGATTGAGTTTGTGAACCCTTATGAAGGGCTGCATGACTTTAAAGCAAAACTGGCACTCGATTATGAGATATTCAACGGCTATTGCTTTGAGGTGCATTACAACAAGTTAGGGCAGATTGCTAAATTTTATCATGTAGATTTCAGCAAAATTCGGACAAATGACCACCGGACTTACCTTTATCTGCAAGATTGGCAGAAATACAAGGCAGATGAAGTAAGGACATACGACCGATTTAACCCCGATACAGCAGAGCCTTTCAGCGTTCAGTTGTACTATTATCGGGAATACGATGCAGGGCTGGGTGTTTACCCACTACCCCCTTACATTCACGGGCTGCAATATATTGAAATTGATGTTGAAATAGCCAACTTTCACAATAACAACATCCGCAACGGGTTTTCAAATGGAACGCTGGTGCAACTTTTCAAAGGCGAACCGACACCGGAACAAGCGCGGAAGTTTGAACGGAAGTTTAAAGACCGAACCACCGGAACGGATAACGCTGGGGGCTTAATCATTCAGTTCAATGATGGCAATGAAAGACCGGCCGAGGTTAACCACATACAGCCAAGTGATATTGACAAACAATTTCTGCAACTCAATGACACGGTTAACGCAGAGATTTTCACGGCTCACAACTTCCCCCCTATCTTAATGGGGCAGAAATCAGACGGTCAACTTGGCGCGAGAAACGAATTGATTGAGGCGTATGAGATGTTTCATAAAAGCTATGTAAATAACCGACAAGCAAGACTTGACGCTTCGCTTGAATATGTTTGCGACTTCATATATCCGGGCGTACAGATCAGCACACAAGACAGCGAGTTTATTGGTCTTGATTATGTAGCACTGGCAAATACCGGGGTTATTTCAGTAGATGAAGCCCGTGTCGCACTTGGATTAGGAGAAGCTGAGCAGAAAGTTGTTGACAGCGCACAGCGTATAATTGAAAGCATTAACAGCCTTTCGCCATTGGTGGCAAACAATGTGCTGTCAAACATGACCATAAACGAAAAAAGGGCGTTGGCTGGTCTTGCACCAATAGCAGGTGGCGATGTGTTACAAGCAGCACCACCAGCCGATGCAGCGTTTAAATTCAATGACTTCGAAAAGTGGCACGATGACGATTTAAAAGTGTTTGCTCAATTTGGACAGCCCGAAAGTCAGTTTGAAATGGTGAAGTTCAATTTTGCTGAATTGAGTGAAAAAGAACTTGCAATCATGGGTGCAGTTAACGACAACCCAAAGGCAAGTATAAAAGAGATTTCGACAGCCTCACGAATAGCCGAAGATGAAGTAATTAAGATTTTAAGAGTGTTGCAAGACGCTGGCAAAATCGAATGGACAAACACCGCGATTAAAATTACCGACATCGGGATTAATGATATTAGCGATAGCGGAGGCACACCCAGAATTGAGTTGAGATACAAGTACGAAGTAAGCCCGGAGGCAAAACCACTAAAAACACAATCACGCCCATTTTGTATTGAGATGCAAAAAATGAATAGGTTATACACCCGGCAGGACATTGACCAAATGACTGCGATTTTGGGTTACGATGTATGGAGGCGCAGGGGCGGTTGGTACACCGTGCCGGATAGCACACCCCCGTTGCACTTGCCACATTGTAGGCACGAATGGAAGCAGGTATATGTAAGGAGGCGCAACAATGGCTAATTTTGCATTTTTTGTAAGTGAGCAGGATGTTAAGAAAAACACTCCGATAGATGAAAATGTGGACAGCAAAATCCTGCAAACGGCAATGCGGACAGCGCAGGATATTTACATCAGGGATATAATAGGCTCAGGGCTTTACGATAAGATTTGCGATGACATCAATGGGGCTGGCTTGGCAGGTGATTACCTTACACTTGTAAACAAATACATTGCACCTTGCCTATACCACTACATTGTAACGGAGTCAATGCTGCCAATGACCTTTAAAATGATGAATAAAAGCGTCATGACAAGGGGCAGTGATAACTCAAACAGCGTAGATTTAGACCAACTCACACGAATTGAACGCGAATACCAACATAAAGCGGAATACTATGCACAAAGATTGCGCGATTACCTTCTTGAAAACGACACTAAATTCCCGTTGTATTTAAATCCGGGTGACGGCATCGATGTAATTAACCCCCATTCAGCGGATATGCTGGGAGGTTTCTTCTTAGGATATGGTGAAGACGATTGCTTTCTTAATTACGATTTCCCCAAATGAGTAAAGTGAGAGAAAAAAACGAACAAAAGGCATTAATATATTTTCAAAAACATGGTAACGATAAACCAACTGCTAAACGCCCTTACAACAGCCGGGGAAAATCACCGGCAAATTAAGGCGGTCGTTACCAACTTGGATTACAATGTGGCTACAACTGGCGACACATTGTACCCATTGATGCGTATATTCCCGGACGGCAGCCAAATTGACGGCGACCGGGTTGTTTATCGTTTTGCCTTGGCAGTTATGGACAGACACCGCGAAGACTTCACCGATGCAGTTGAACGGATAAGCGATATGCACCAAGTTTTATTGGACATTTACGCGACACTTCGCTATATATACCGGAATGATAGTTCGGGAATGTGGAAACTCGAAGATAGCGCGACCCCTTTTTATGACGACAAAACCGACATCGTGGCAGGGGTTGCAAGTGTGTTCACATTTACGGCTTCAAACACCCGTGATTTTTGCGATGTGCCTTCAAATGATTACGACTTTCCGGGATTGGATTTGTCAGGGTTGCAGGTCATTGACGGGGGTTACTATAATTCAAGTTTTTCAAACATAATTAACGGAGGCATAGCGTGAGTTACATCACTATAAAATTAAGACGCGGCACGGCTGCACAATGGACAGCACAAAACCCGGTATTAGCCGAAGGTGAATTTGGTGCTGAAACCGATACACGAAAATTTAAAATCGGTAACGGGGTAGGGGCGTGGAACTCGCTTCAATATTGGGGCGGTAGCGGTGGTGGTGCTACCTTGTTTACTGACCTTACTGATGTGCCGCAAAGTTACACCGGGCAGGGTGGCAAACTTGTACGGGTAAAAGCCGATGCAAGTGGCTTGGAGTTCTACACCCTTACAATTAGCAGTGGCGATGTAACGACCGCACTCGGGTTCACCCCTGAGAATGTGGCGAATAAGTCAACATCGGTTACAACTGACCAAGCAAGCAACACAAAGTACCCAAGCGTAAAGGCTGTTTATGACTGGGCGGTGGCGACATTCACCACAACCGCAGCGGTGGCAAGTCAAATAACAACTGCATTAAGCGGCTATGCAACTCAGGCATTTGTAACCTCGCAGGGCTACATTACCAATGTCATCACGGCTTTGGGATATACGCCCGAAAATGT